ACGTCCATAGATCCCGACTGCATTATAGTATGATTTGGATTTTGTAAGGATCTAAAAGATACTCGAAGCCTAAAGATATTTTGCTTTGGATGGTTCCAACTACTATCGCGTTCCTGTTATCGTAATACTGACCTACCAACAACAAAGCAGCGTGTTTAATCGCCATTGGAAATATTGTATCTGGGTCAACGCTAGCCGTTCCAACTGGATTAAATCCTTCAGATACTTCAATAATGTACTTAATTGTATCGTCGGTAATCGAGTCGGGTGCGGTATTAATAAAAATATTTCGTGAGTAGTTGCCCATTGGGTCAGGTGCTACTATCCAATCGCTGCCAGCAAATGCCGTTACCGCTTGGCTGCTGTTTACATAGCTCACAGAGTTAATAGCCAATACGCGGCTATTTACGCGCAGATAATTGCCAGAAGGTATATTGAGCCCGTTTACGGGATTGATTAGCGCAGGCGAGCCCGTAAAGCTATCAAAGCCATATTTAGCCGTTCCCTTCTTTATAGAGTATCCCAAGTAATTGCTGCAGGCGTCAACGGCCATACTAATAAGACCGCTAATATAACTGTCGTCATCGGAAGCCGTAACGCGCAAATGCTGCTTAGCGTCGGCTAAACTCAAGTAGTCTGTGGCTACATTTGCAAAGGCTGTGTATCTTCTAGATTTAAACATTATTCGGCGTCTAATTCAATCTCTGGGTTAGTCGGTTTCTTTTTGGTCTTTGGTGCAGCTACAACTTCAACAGCCCCCGCCTCAAGTAATAACTCGGCTTGCTTAGTTTCAATTTCCACAACCTCCCCCAAGTTATAACTTAGGTTAAATTGCCCTGTCGGATTAATCAAAAATTTTACTAACATTTGGCCCGTGGGGGGTGCAGTCAAGACCCCCCGCAGCACTCGGACTTTTACGCCCCCGAGCGGGCTAGTTATTAGGCAACGATATCCTTACAAACCGCGAAGGCTGCAGGGTTCAACAAGTTGCAATCCAAATAAGCGTTAAGTACTACGTTGGTCAAGCCGGCAGTAGCTCCGCTATACGGGTCAACTGTCAACTCCATACCGCCCCAGTTAGCGATAGCCATTTTGCTGAAGTCTCCGAAGATCATTGCAGACAAAGTAGAGCTAGAACCTTTAGACAAGTTGCTAGGAACTAAGGTAGTAGTTTGAACATTGTAACCGTTCAAATCAGTACCACCAGAAGGCCAAATAAAGTTACCTTCAACACCTGAAGATTGGCGGGCGGTAGTTTGCAATTTAGCCTTAACCAATGGGTTAGTCAAGTAAGCAACACCGTTTCCGTTAGCGTTCTCAACTGCTTTCATCAAGTTAACAACATCGGCCCAAACTGGAGCGATACCGTTAGCGTTAGTAGAGTTAGAAGTTGCGCCACCTGCGAAAGTTACGTTAACGTTAGCGTTACCGATAATACCTACAGGCTCGTTAGATCCACCACCTTTAATTGCAGCAGTTTCCAAAGATTGAGCCATTGCATTTAACAACCAGTTTCTTACGTACCCGTCGATAGAGTTGCTAGATTGCAACATCAACTGGTTAGAAACTTGGATGTAAGCAGCCAAACGCTTTGGAGAAAAAGTGATTTTAGAGAAAGCAGGGCTCTTTTCAGTAGCTGTTCCGTTCTCAGTATTCCAACCCGCAGAAGGCAAAGTTGATGCTGTTGGTAAATCCAAGTTTCCAACAAGGCCGCTCAAACGCTGAACGCCCAAGCCTGCCAATACTGTGCGAGGCAATAATACATCGATGATAGAACCTACTGAAGTTTGGATGTTTACTCCACCTTCAGAGCCTGAGCTTCCACCTGTTGCAGTCATATCACGAGTGAATACTTCAGAAGGGATTTTAATAGAGTGAGCAGAAACGCTAACACCTGAGCGCTGAAATTCAGAACCACCCATTGCAGAAAATTCGCCCTCCACGCCTTCACGACGGCCAGTGATAGCCATTTCCATTGCGCGCTTAAAGCTGTAATCTTTAGCCATGTTAGACTTTTCTTTTTCTTCGCTACGGCTTGCGCTGTGGCCTGCTGCCTGAGCTGCAAGGTTTTGCAATTTCTCTAAGGTTTCAACCTCTGCTTTGATCGCGCCTAAACGGGCTTCGATTTCAGACAAACGGTTAGTTTCTGTGTCTGCCATTGAACGCGCTTCACGCTCGATGGTAGATTGTAGGGTAGACAATTCGCCTAGCAAACGTCCACGCTCTTCTTTTAGGGCTTTAATTTTATTCATGATTTTTGTTTTTTTTAATAGTTTGTGTATCTGGCTAATGCAAGTTTTAAAATATCTGCGCTTACTTGACTTTGTTTTGCGGCTTCAATTTCTAGCTCTTGGTCTCTTATGGCTGCAATGCTGCGAGCGTCTGCTTCTGTATCCTCATAAGCCGGATATGTTACAGGGCTCACGTCGTATAGATCCTCAATCATGGAAATAGAACGCTTACCCATACTGCCGTACTTTTCGGACTCGCTCCAGTTCTGTGCTTTGATTGTAAATGCAAATGAGCTTTGAGTAATGTCGCCGCGCATAATGCTGCGAACTACTGACATGTGCGTAGGGTTCTCGTAATCTGGAACCCAAGTATATTCTAAATTACCGTCGCCATTTACAAACACTTTGCAAGTGTCTGCTTTAGTGCGGCCCAAAATTAAATCGGCTTCATGATTAAACAAACAACGGATATCGTAATCCTTACTTAAAGCATTATCAAACGCCCCCGCCATTATAACTTCTTCAAAGTATCCAAGGTCAGTAACTGAATTAATAACGGCAGCGATGCCACCAATTTCTTTTGGCATGCCTTCGCCGTCTGCTCTGGTGTGGACGGTGCCCGTAAATGTGCGCCTCTCTTGTTTCATGTTAGTTTATTGTTTGATTATTTACGCCCTCGGGGTTATTGTTTTTATCTGAAGTGGCCATAAGGTTTGCAATCTTCGCATCCATATACTCGTTAATCTGACTGCTAGGCATTAAGTTGGCTTCAATTAAATACTCGTCGCCACCATCAAAAGCGTTAACATCCTCATAAACCCGCGCCTCGTTACGTGAAAGCCAGCCGCCGCGGATGCCTTTATTATAATAGTCTGCGCGCTCATTGGCGGAGGCTCTCAATAGTGAGTTGAAATTAAATTTAAAGTAATAGGTAAGCTTGTCGTTTTCTGTTAACAGCTTGCGGGCTAATTCCTGCTCGATGTTTATAGCGTAGCTCATTAAAGTGCGCGCATAAAAATCTTGATATTCCTGCTCAACGCTTGACTTGATTCCTGCGGTTGCGCCTATCATAGAAGCAGGCACTCCAAAGATTCGTGCAATTTCCTCGCTGCTGAATTTACGAGTCTCCAAGTACTGTGCCTCTTCAGGGCTTAGGCTTAATTTCTCCATCTTGATGCCGTTAGGAAGCACAGCGCTACGGCTTGCCCCGTCGATTACGTCATCCAAAGATTTTTTTAACGGCCCTGCTTGATCTATTTTTATCTGCGCGTCTGACGTTAACAAAAATTTCAATACTCCATTTTTATAAACTCCCGCGCTCTGGCTGATGGCTGCCAAATCAATTCCTAAAGTTTCAGCATGCAATACTACTGGACTCAAACCGACTAAAGGATTATCGCCACACATTCCTTTGAAGTGTAGCATTTCCGTTGCAGGGATCATGCCCGGGTATCCTGCCAGTGTAACCTTGTAAAATAAAAGGCCGTCCTGCATAACAGGGGTAACATACTGCGGCGCGATTGGGTGCAACTCGATACCAATGTTTCGGACATCGCGATTAATAAAAGCGTAAGCGTTACCAGTTAGTGCTAGGTGGCTAGTCATATACTTGGTAAAATCGTATTTAGTTTGATAGGGATTCGGCTCGTTAGTTAAAGCTGTGGCGTAGTGGATTATAATTTGATCCCTGCTTTGCCCATCGTCTTTATACAACTTCAAACCTAGCCCCGCGATTCCATCAGCAATAACTCTAACGCAAGCGTGCACGGATGCAATACTTAGCGCCGTTGTATTATTTACGGCTTGGCCGCTTTTGGTTTGGTAGCCAAAAATATTGTTTAAGGTATTTACAAACCAGTCTGCGGGCTGCGTTAGCATTGACCGCTTTTCTGTTTTCCGTTCCCAAAATCTTAAATTCATCGGTGCAAATTACAACTCCTTAAATTTTGCCGTGTTAACAAATCTTATTTATTCCGCCCCTGGGCTAGCCACCTGCTAAGGGCCGAGCGAAATACGTCGTAGTTTTTATAGCGTGGCACGCCGTACCTTTCCAGATACTCGGCTTCCGTTGCGTTATAGGCATCCTCATAAGTGCGATACTTAGGAAGGTTAAAATAATACTTATTCATAAAATCGTCTACAAATCTCATAACGATATAAACCAAAAGTCTGTTTCTTTTTCTTTGGCAGCATCCTGCATAGCCGTGCCCAATGCCATTACAATAGATACAGGCCCGTCGACCTTATCGCCGCTCTTTGCTTTGTTAATCTTGATATTGCCCGCAGGATCATTAGCAAGTAATACATTACCCATCATCCAACGCGTTACTGGGTTGCCATCGTGTTTAAGCCTGCCGTCTTTTACTAGGCGCTCCAATTCCTTAGTCGGGCTGCTCATTGAAATAAACCCCTGCCCAAATGGAAACATTTGCAAGCCCTCGTTTTGTAAATCAATTACAAGCTGGCTAGCGTTAAAACGATCGTAAGCAATATCTTTAATTTCAAACTCCAAAGCCAAATCTAATATCTGGGCCTTAATAAAATTATAATCCGTTACGTTGCCATCGGTTGCAGTAATTACACCGTCCGCAATCCATTGCCTAATACTTGCACCTGCTGCGTCCTTTCTTTTGTACGCTGCCTCGCTTGGCAAAAAATACCAAGTCCTAATTGCTGAGTATTCGGGCCAGTACAAAGTAAAGGCGCAAAAGTCCCCAGTGCTCGCCAAATCCAACCCGCCGTAACAAATCCCGTCTAGTTTTTGTAACTCGGCGCATTCCATCCAAGTAGTGTCGTTAATCCAAGTTAGCGCTGTGTCGGTCCAGACATTTAACAACTTTGTTTTAAATTCAACCTCTTTGTGTACAAATTCCTTAGCCTCGGTTAGCGCCTGCTCTAATTGACGCGGATAAACACTTACCCCCCAATTAGGATTAGCCTTGGCCCAGTTCGCCGAGTCTGTCCAGTCGTCGCCTTCGTCTAGCGTGTAAATGACGCTGAACAAAGCATCGTCTACAATAGCCCCAGATAAAACGGAGGTACAATAGTTGCGATGTTTATAACACGGCGACTCACGATTAAAGCCCGCTGTGGTAATTGTAAATAACAACGGTTGCCTTCTAGCCCCCATCGAGTTGCGCAATACGTTATAAAGTTCGTCATTAGGGTGCGCGTGGTATTCGTCAATAACTGCAAAGTGCGTATTGAGTCCGTCCTGTTTACTTGGGTTCCACTCTAGGGGCTTGTACACCGATTGCCCGTAAAGTATGCGCCTATTGTTTACAGAGTTGTTAACGGTTAACGATTCTGCTAGCCAGTCGACATTTTGGCAAACCCTTACGCTTTCTGCAAATACCATCATGGCTTGGTCGAGTTTAGTTGCCGCGCTATAAACTTGCGCAGCGCTTTCCCCGTCGGCCATTAAGCCGTAAAGCATAACCGCCGAGCTAAAAGTAGATTTACCATTTTTTCGGGGAACCTCAACATAAGCCCGCGTAAATCTTCGCGAGCCGTCGGGATTGAGAAACCCAAACAGATTCCAAACTATAAAAGCCTGCCACCCTTCCAACTTAAACGGCTTGCCCGCATAGTCGCCCGTCGAGTGCTCAAGCTGTTCTATAAAGTCGATGGCGTGCTGCGCGTAGTTTTCACTAAATGCCCAACCCCCTGCCTTGTCCGACAGATAACGGTTAACAGCATTGCGCACGTGTTCGCACACAATTACGCGCCCACTCACTACGCCCTCAATATA